ACTTCAATATCGTCCGATCCGCATTCGCATACGCGCATCAATATCGCTTCCTGAAAGTACGCTTACGCTTTAGCGGTGCTCGAACAAGTTTCTTTGTAGACTTGCGCTTGTTCGTGTAGCGGTAACGCATGAGCTTACCGTTTCGACTAAACGTCTTTCCATAATTGTACTTGGGCATCAAAGACACACTCCGTTTAGGTTTGCCAAGACGCGATCACTTACGCCGAGGAAGTGCGCGAGCAGGGTGAGCAGAAGGTACTCAATCCTGTTATTTTTCAAATGACTGATGACACTAGTAGCAGTGATCGCAGTCTTGACTGTTTCAGTTGTTGTTGGGTCTGGCGTAATCATATTCACATCTCCGTCATAGGTTCACAAAGGTAGCCACGGTGAGACCCTGGCACCATATCAACAAGCAACGTTATGGTGCTTGCCTCTGGTGTCGAATTCGACACAGTAAATTGAACCAATCCACATGGGAAATTACCACCCTTCATGCGGGTGGTTGCACCAATAGTTGTGCCTGTAACGAATTCAATATCGTGCAGTTCCAATCCTGCAAGTTGATTTCCTCCACCGGGATACATTGTATCAACATGAGTTCCATCGTTCTCAAAAGGATAAGGTGCGATGTTATTTTCAGAGATCATATCGTCAAGGACTTCTTGTGTCTGACTGTTTCCATCATTAAACAATGCAGCCATCCAATTCTCTGGTGTTGTTCCAGATGCATCATCTGCATCACCAGGAGCGTTAGGATCGAGTACGTTAGGTAAACCTCGACTCGCTGCGTATCCTTCAATCAAAGATACCGCAGGTAATCCTGTTGCTCCAGCTCCAGGGAAGCTTGCGCCGGTTGCAATTAATTCAAAATCAGTAGTTTGTGCTGCAGTAGCATTCTGTGCAGTTGGCACATAAATTTTGGATGGTTCCCATTCTCCAGGCGTAGCGGTAACAGCGCTGCCTGTTGCAGGTAATAGGTTAGCAGCAAAACCTGCAGAGTGATGAGTAGAATCAGCATAAATTTTGAAATCAAGAAATTTTGGTCTAATAGACTCAGTTTCAGCAAGAGCTTCACGATTCATCTTCATCCATGTACGCATGGACTTTTCCCAGCTGTTAGCCATTACCCAAGAATTTGGCAATTTATTGATGACTAATCCAACAGGAACACCGTCACTCAAAATCTTAAATCCAGCAACAGCCCAATTGATCCCTTGACGATAAAATCGACGATTTACAAGAGATGCAACTTGAGACAAATCAATATAATTTACACTTGCAGCATTGCCAGGTGTTGAAATTCCTGTAAAATGAAAAGTCATCACTGCTGGTTCAATTTTAGGTCCACTCGAGTATTTTCTCCTCGCCATAACCATCGGGTAACGAATCAATCTTATATTGATTCCGACCAAAAGGCCGACTTAATCGTGGATTAGTGTACATAAAATCCTCAATTTCACCGAATTTCGATTTTGGTGCCTTAAACGGTTTTGTAACATAAGCCACCTTTGACGAGTATTGAATAATCTTATCCAACTCGTGGGTTTCCGCATAATCCAAAGTGTAACGTGGGCCATAACCCAACCGTGCTAAAGCAACGTTCGTTCTTCCTTTGTTTTCTTTTTTCATTAACAGCTCTTCGCCGTCGACAATATGTCGTGAAGTCGACTTTAGTCGATCTAACGGCATAGCTGCATAAAACAGAGAATGCATGTGTACATTCCACCAACCTTTCTTGTTGTTGTAGGTGAACTCCATAAAATGGGTTCCACCATCTGCACCGAGCCCTGTACCCTGGCTCTTTCTTCCGTATCCATTATGATCCGGCTTACCACATAGCAACCTGTTCATTCCCCTCATAGAGTGCCATCCCGGAAGACCGGGCAAGGTTGTCCTGGACACAGCATAGTCATACTGTTCTTTCAGAGACTTGTATCGGATACCCGATTCATGTTTCTGTCCAGGTAACGTAACGGTCAATACTCCTACTGTCATATCGTTGCCCAAGTAATGTCGAGCAACTTTGAGCCGTTCCTTCATCTCGTGGGCTCGCTTTCCAGCCCTCTTGCGTTCGCAGGTAGGGCACGCGAGCCAACGGGCGCATTTGTGCTTCCAGGCCTCATCAGGTCTTCCAAGCCACGCTCCTTTACAGATCGCTAAACCTGTCGCACTGCCCGAACTAAAAGTGGATTGTTGATTCTTCGATACCTCAGACAAAATCGCCATATTTTCCGCAGCCATAAACTGTCCAGCAAAAAATAACTTTTAGCAAGTTCGGTATACAAACAAGTAAGATGTAATTTTCATCCCATCAATATCTGAACGGTCTTGACAGATTCGTATGTTCCATAACCGATCAGAAGGGCTGCAGCAGCAGCATCACCAATAGGAAGAGGACCATCAACCATGATGAGGGTCCCTGCGATAGTAAACGCAGTGCGTGAACGGCGTGCACGTCCCGGAACGGTGCTAAACTGCTCAACCCGGGTGTGGTCGCCTTTCCGGCCCCCCGCACCTTGTTTATTCCGAGGGGTCGCACCCTCGGACATGGTTGTCGGGGCCCCCCGGAACAAAGACGGCGAAAGAAAAGAAGATGAAAGTGAGGTGCTGAAATCGGTGCGATTAATCATTCAACCCACTCCTGATGACATTTATTGCATTGGCAATGATACACCTGATGTACGTCAACAAACCGGACTTCAATATCGTCCGATCCGCATTCGCATACGCGCATCAATATCGCTTCCTGAAAGTACGCTTACGCTTTAGCGGTGCTCGAACAAGTTTCTTTGTAG